GAGCTCCTGTGTCCTTAAGGGACACTTAGAGCTCACCGTTCTGGCCCTTATCAGGCCGACCCACAGGCAGTCGAAAGACTGTTGGGTTAAAAGATCGAAGGCACTTTCGAAAGAGGTGTCGATCTGCCCCGTAAGGGGAAGTTCTAACCATTAATAGTGGTCGGAGCGTGAGTCCGCGGGAAGACCATAGATTGGAAACCTATGGTGTATCCTGTGACTGGTCCATACCAAACCTCGGTCGGCGGGACGGGCGATGATAATGCCCTAACGCTTACCTACTACTCGGCTGCTGTCGGCTATAAGCAGGCAAAACCGTTTACGCTTCCACTCAACTATGAGAGGAATGTGGGGACGGTACTTCTTGCGAAAAGCCATACGACGACAACCGGGAAAGGCCCGAGGTGGGCCGCCGCGGGCGACCTTTGGTTGCAACGCGTCCCTAGTTCGCTGCAAGTTTCGCTTGCAAACTCCGCTTACGCGAAGTTCCGGTCGAAAGTCTCAGACCGGGCAGAGTTGGGAGTCTCTTTTGCGGAAATGAACGATGCAGTTAGCATGGTTTCCCGTCGAGTGATTCAGCTCGCGGGGTTCACCCGAAGAATCCTCTCTCGAGATTTCAAGGGTGCTGCTAAAGCCCTAAACCTACGAAACCCTCCTAAGAAGGTTGTCGGTAATCCTCGCATTACGCTTTCCCAAGCGTGGCTGGAATACTGGCTAGGTTGGGCACCTGCAGTTGGCGACATTTACTCCGCCATTGACGTTCTGCAATCCGACGTGCCTAATAAGCGCGTCACTGCCGTTGTGTACTCTGGTCCTCAGAGCACGGTGATCACGGAAAGCCAAGGGTCTAACCCTAGTGCTGTTTATCCGAATCTATCGTACTGGGATCTCCAGGAACGACATGATTGGCAGGCGTGGTTGCGGTATAGCGCTGAAGTGAGGGTGACAAACCCGAACCTTTGGCTTGCCAACTCATTGGGTTTGGTCAACCCTTTGACTGTCGCGCTGGAACTGGTGCCTTTTAGCTTCGTTGCTGAATGGTTCTGGAACCTCGGACAGGTAGTTGCGAGTGCCACCGATTGGGTGGGACTGGAGCTGACAAACAGCTTCGTGACTCGCGGTATGAAGGGGATGTCCCGTTACAAGGACAAAACCAAGTGGAAGGTGTTGAATTACGGTTACTGGCCGCCCCTCCTCCAGGAGGTACAGCGGACGGATATCGTAATGCTAGCCAACCACGTTTACACGAGGCGCATAGTAGGGCCTATTCCAGGCCCAACATTTGCTCTCCGGCCGATGAAGCTGTGGAGTTGGGAACGGGCTGCAACGGCCACGTCCTTACTAAACGTGCTTCTAGGTCGGGTTAAGTAACTCCTTCGAAAGTTCGAGGAAAATCATGCCTTCCATGGCAAGTATCACCGTCAAGAAACATGACGGTACCACGGACATCGTCTACGACGCCCTCGCGGGCGCCGCAAGTGATGGTTCACCCGCGGCCTGGCGCCAGGACACTGGTGCTACTGCGTCTCTCCCGGTCGGGATGCGTGCGTTCTTCTGGATGAAGAGCCTCTTCAACGGTCCTCGGACCGCTCGGAAGGTTCAGTTCAGGTACGAACGCCCGTACGCCGTTCAGGATTCGACCACGACTAAGTGGTCGGCCACGGACCGTCTCATCATCGAAGGTGTCGCCATTGTCCCGCAAGGGATGCCGGCGACCGAAATCAACGAGGGCATCGCCCAGGGGGTTAATCTCCTGGACTCGACTCTTGTGACCGACTCGATGAAGAGCGGCTACGCTCCGACCTAACAACTCGGACGTAGGAGAACTCAGTATGCTCTCAGCAGAACTGGAGCAGGTGATCCTTCGGTATTTCGAGGATCTCGATTGCCCTTTCTCGTTGATGTGCAGCCTACTCTGGCGGCATGGAGAGAAGGAGGCCCTGGTTCGGCTCAATTGCCGGCCAGGGGACTATGACACACCTGAGCGCTATCTGCGCAGCGTGTCTGCTCTTGCCTTTGTGAAGAAACTGCGGGGGTTACTCCCTAATGAATCTGAACGGAGGAAGGCTACCGTTGCTAAGTGGTGGGAAGGTGAGGTCAGTTGCTACCGCACAAACCAACGACTGTACCCCTATCTCCACTCTTCCCGAGTGGACAGGGACGAATCGATCGCCCGCCATTTGGCGGGAATCAAGGAGGTCGTGGTTGAGCTAATTGGTCAGTCTCCCGGACGAAGAAGCGAAGGGTCCCTTGTGGACTACGACGCCATTTACTTCGGGAGGCATGGCCCTGGTGCAACGTTCAACGATCGTGGGCGGGCCACAACCGTACCACACAAAATGAGTTCGGATCCAACTATCACGCATCAGGCTTACGCGTACCTGCTGTACTTTTCGGAGTCACAGTGGGCACACGCAATGCGGTCTGATGGGAAAGAGGTTAAATGGGTCAGGGGTAATCGGTTCTCGGTTGCTCCTAAGACGTCAGTGATAGATAGGCCAATCGCTATCGAACCTTCACTGAACGTGTTCTACCAGCTAGCTGCTGGCGCAGCCCTACGGCGACGTCTAAGACGAAGCCACGGGTGGGACCTTGATAGGGCGCAGGACATCCATAGGCAAACAGCCTTGGCAGCCTCGCGTTCTAGGGAGTTCGCTACTCTCGACCTCTCCAATGCAAGTGATACTGTAGCATACAACCTCGTGAAGTTGTTGCTGCCCCATGCCTGGTTTAGCGTGCTGGATGACCTTAGGTCGCCCTTCACGTCACACCCGGATCACACTGAGAAGTGGGTCAAACTCGAGAAGTTCTCGAGCATGGGTAACGGTTTTACCTTCGAACTGGAGACAGTGCTGTTCGCGGCGGCTGCGATATACTGCAGCCGCCAATGCGGGCATGCCGGTGTCCTTGGCTGGGACACTTTTGTCTTTGGTGACGACATCATCGTTAAAGATGATGTAGTCAGAAGCCTAACCGGCGTCCTACACTACCTTGGGTTCTCGTTGAACGCTGAAAAGTCGTTTTCCGGGATGAGTCCTTTCAGGGAGAGTTGCGGCGCCGACTTCTATGTCGGTGCCGATGTGCGCCCTGTTTATCTGAAGGATGACCCTCAAGATGTTAAAGACGCGTTTGGAGTCTGTAACCGCATTAGCCAAACAGTTGAACGGTTGGCTGCTTTTGGCAGCCGTCGCCGTTTTAACAGCTGGCGTTACGCTAGAGCTCTACTTCCTTTACCTTATCGCAACATCGTTGGGCCGAGAAGGCTTGGCGATGCTGTGGTGTGGGTAGACGGGTGGGAAAAGCTCACGCGGGTGCGGTGGAGACACTCCATCAGGTACGTTCGGGCTCTGAAGCCGGGTTCTAAGGTCATAATTCCTTATGAACGGTTCTCACCCCAAGTCGTACTAGCTTGCGCGACATATGGTGCCGGGAACGAAGGGACGCCAGTACATGGCTCCATTCCTCCAATCGAGGGTGTTGTGCCCCGAGATGGCATCAGATCCTACGTCATCGGCTGGGTAGCCGACTCGTAGTGTCGC